CATTCCCCTATCCCCTTGCGAATGCCTTCACGCGATGCCGTTACCCTCTTGCCATTCAATTGATTTGCTCTTACAATCTACTTGAAACAGTTAATGCCTTGCAAATAGACCAGAGGGGGGGTGGGGGTCGATTGCTTGGCGGGGCGTGGACATATTATTGATTGACAAGCCATCTTAAAAAAATATGCAAAGAGTGATTGTTTGTTAATAAGCTTGACAAGCGTTTGTTTTCCCCCTCACACTCCCCCTTTCTTTTACGAGTTTCTTTTATTTTGAGTTTAATAACAAATGTCTAAAGAGCGAGAAAGCACAGTTTTCCTTTCTTCCATAGTGGATGCGGATAGTCGTACCTTGGAAGCGCGGGAGCCAGCTAAGGCTATGCTGTGCTTAGAGCTCTTGTCGGATGGGAGTACATGGCAGGAGGTGGCGGATAGCACGGGTTGGAGTTTCAATCAGATAGCCTCGGTGAAGTCTAGGCATGAGGTGGCTATTGATCTTAGGAAGAAGCAACTTGCGGCTGATGGCTTTGAGATGGCTGAGGGCATTAGACTTCTGATGAAACAGAAGATGTCTATGTTGGCTGACAATCCAGATGCCTTGGCTAAAGTGAATGTGAAGGACTTGGCGTTGTCCTATGGCATAGCCGTGGATAAGGGTATGCTGGCTCTAGGAGAGAACAAGATGGTCATAGAGCACAAAGCTGGGAAGCCTAGCCTAGAGGATGCTATGAAGGCCATTGAGGATGCTAGGGCCGCGCTTCAGAAGGAGGCCATACCTGTATGAAGCTAAAGAAGAAACACGAAGAGCTAAGGATTCATTTGTCTAAGCTGGTTGATAGCTATCGCTGGCCTAGCTACGTTGTGAGTGATGGTGACCTAAAAGCCTTCATTAAGAAAGAAAGCGAGGGTACGGGTGAAGTGCCTGAGCCTTTGCTGTGGGCTAAGAAGCTAGAGGAAATTACCATTCAGCAAATGTGGCATGATATGGCGGAGTGCTGGGCAGGAAACTTTGGCTGGCATGGCATTTGGCGCAACAACCTCACCCACGCTTGGGCTAGTCGCAACGGTAGTAACATTGCTGTTAAAAAAATTTTAGCCCAAAAGCGTCTCATTAAAAAGCACAAGGATTTTATGGGTGCCATGCTTGTTTGCACGGCGTTTAGCGAAGACGACAAGCAACGGTACATTTCCATTTGGCTGGCTAACAACCCATGATTGCTCCTACTAGCGTATGATTTGGAAGAAGCATCCCATTCTAGTTCCTCCCACTAACGAGGAGATGGCGCGGATGAAACCTGACGCTTTGGCTGGGCTCTACGACATCTACCATCAGGCTATTGAGAATAGTCAGCGCGACCCCTATCGTTATGGGTTTAAGCTGCCTCATTGGAAGAAGGCGGAGGAATTGCTAGAGGAGTTCAACGAATTGCTTGTAAGCGGCGGCAATCGGTCTTCTAAGACGACGTGGGCGGCTACGGCTGTTGTTAAGGCTGCAATGGAAAATCCGGGTAGTGTCATCATGTGCTTTGCCCAGAATGCGGATGTGTCCATTAGACAGCAGCAGAGTGCCATCTATGATGCCTTGCCAGAAGAGCTGCGTAAAAAAACTCTAAGCGCAGAAGAGAACATCAGCTACACTCGTAAGAACGGATTCTCTAAGAGTAGTCTGATATTACCAGTTACTCGTAGCCACATCATTTTCAAAACCTATGCACAATTCCTCAACAACGACACCATCTTGGAAGGCGCAGAGCTGGGCAGCCGTGAACCTGTTTGGCTTAACATCGGCGCTTGGTGTGATGAATATCTCATTGGCCCTGAGTTGCTCGCTACTCTTCGTTTTCGACTCGCTACAAGAAACGCTAAAATTATTGTTACGTTCACTCCCATTGACGGCTACACAGAAGTTGTGCGAGACTATCTGGAGAAAGCGCGAACAATTGAGTCTAAGGTTGCAGAACTTCTAAACGATAGGTTGGTGCCGTTTGTACAACACTCGGCAAATAGAAATAGCGGCATCATCTATTTCCATTCCAAGGACAACCCCTTCGGCGGCTATGAGCGCATTGCTCAAGACTTGAAGGGACAGAGCGAAGAGAACATCCTCACCCGTGCCTATGGCATTCCTACGAAGAGTGCGTCCACACGGTTCCCTATGTTCTCCCGTGAGGTGAACGTCATACCCCATGAGTCTATTCCTGATGATTTAACCCGCTACATGATTCTTGACCCTGCTGGGCGTAAGAACTGGTTCATGTGTTGGATTGGGGTGGATGCTAATGAAACCTACTACATCTATCGTGAATGGCCCGACGTTAATGTGGGCGACTGGGCTAAGTGGCATGGCGGCAAATGGATTGGCGGCGACGGTAGCAAGGGACTAGGCTACGGCATTAAGGACTACGTTGATTTGATTGTCGGCCTAGAGGAAGACAACAAGGAAGAAATCTTGGACAGGCTCATTGACCCTCGCTTGGGTGCAGCTAAGTACCAGTCGCAAAATGGGGCAAGTAGCATCATCGAGGACTTGGCGGATAATGGTTTAACATTCAATCCAGCCCCCGGCCTAGACATCGAGGATGGCATACAGTCCATTCAAACCAAGATGGCCTACAATCGTAAGGCCAAGCTCGACAGTCTTAACAGGCCACACTTCTACGTCTCGGACAGGTGCGAGAACATCATCACAGCTTTGCAGGAATACACGGGCGACGGCGGCAGCGACGAAGCTTGGAAAGACCCTGTGGACGTAATACGCTATGCTTGCATTGATGGCATACGTTGGGTGGACAAAACAATTCAACAATCAAAACGAAGGAGCGGATACTAATGGCTAAAGTAAAAATCATTGCGCTGGCTGATGAGCTGGGCAAAACAGTGAACGAGTTGCTTAAAATCAAGTCGTCGAAACTAACGGAGGGCTTGCACTACTCTGGGTACGGCAAGAACACCTATCTCACCGAGGAAGCGGTGGAGCTCATCAAGCTGTCGTTTGACGTTCCGCTGGCTGTGCCAGACAAGATTAGGGCACTGGTTCTTATGGAAGCTCGTAACCCGCGCTGGGTTTACGCCAAGCTTGAAGGACACACAGGCAAGGTGCCCGTTGCAATCCCTCGCAAGCTCCGTGGTAAACTGTTGGGCAAACGCATAAATGTTGACGCAATTACAGACGCATCCGGTGGAACTACCTATCGCCATGAAATGCTTGGAGTCTGATATTACATTAGACCCCAAGTGGCAGGACGAACAGGTAGATCGTCTATTGGGTTTTGAAATTCTTCAACGAACGCTTCACGCTGAGTACCAACCAATTGAAGCATCCATCCTAGCGGACAAAGTTGCAATTGATAAAGGAGCAGCCTACCGCATCATCCGCTCTATCGAGCAAAATCTAAATGGAAACCGATAACCAAGAAGCACTTATTTACGTTCAAGATGAGCCAAACATATTGGCGCTTCGTGATGCGTATGAACGTACCACCACCGATCTCAACTTCTACTTCAATCAATGCAGTGATGCGTATGATAATCGTCGTAACTTGTGGTCGGGTAAGTCGGAAGATTTACGCAAGAATGGCAGCGATGCTTTTCCGTGGAAGGGTGCTTCCGATCAAGAGGCTCATGTAATTGACGAGCGCATCAATCGCTATGTAGCCATCTTCATGTCTGCGCTCAATCGAGCTAACATCCGCGCCTACCCCGTTGAATCGAGCGACATTGGCCGAGCTCGCGTCACTAGCGCATTCCTTAAGTGGATGGTGGCTAGCTACATTCCTCAGTTCAAACGCCAGATGGAACTTGGGGCCAACTATCTTCTTGAGCGCGGCATAATGATTACCTATGTCGGCTGGCAGAAAGAAGATCGCATCTTCAAGCAGAAGCTCACCATTGAGCAACTCCAGCAGGTTAGCCCAGACTTAGTGAAAGCGATTCTTGAGAAACAATCGGACAGTCAGCTTGTTGAATTGCTCAAGGGGCAGTTCAATGGTATGACCGATCAAAAGGCCAAACGTGCTTTGAATGACCTACGCAAGACTGGTACTGCTGAGTTCCCCATCATCCGTCGCAGTGTTGACTGCCCTATGGTTCAAGCCATTGCACCGGATGGCGATGTTTTGTTTCCCGGTTACACCACAGACCCACAGAAGGTTCCATATTGTTTTTGGCGCGTGTTAATGACCGCCCAGCAACTCCGCAACAAAATTGCCACAGAAGGCTGGAGCGAGAGCTGGGTTGATTATGTCATTAAGAATTGCGGCGAAGAAGGCGACCCAATTAACAACAATAACAACAACACCAACTTTACCTACAAATCCACAACGTATGACGCTAGCGAGTTGTTTGAGATTATTTACGGCTACCAACGTCTTGTTGATGAGGATAACGCCGAAGGCATCTATTGCACCGTTTTCCATCGCAATGCCGTAGGCAAAGAAACATCTGACGAGTATGCCAAACACGAATTGCTTAATGGCTACGAAGACTATCCTTTTGTTGTAACCAAGATTAGCGAAGACAACAAACGCCTCTACGACCTCCAGAGTTTTGCTGACTTGCTTAAGGGCATCCAGTGGCAAACCAAGGTGGAGCGCGATAGCCGCACAGATCGTAACTCGCTCGCTACGCTTCCTTGGATTGAGCATCCTATGGGCTTCCCGCCTAGCGATATTCGCCCCGGTGGTTTGCTGCCCTATCGCCGCCAAGGGGAGATTCGTTATGGCCCAGTACCACAATATAACCCCGGCTCAATGGAAATGGAGAACACTCTCCTCACTCAAGCCGACAAGCTCATTGGCTTGGACGTTGGCAATCCGTTGGCCAGCATTCAACAGCAATACTTTGTAGATAAGTTTCTTACCCACATCAAGGATGTGTTGCGTTTGTCCTACAAGTGCTATCAGCGTTTCGGGCCAGACCAATTGTTCTTCCGTGTCACAGGCGTTTCTGACCCACAGAAATTCAGCAAGGGCGACCCTAACGAAAACTTTGACATCATCATCAACTACGACGTTCTGCACAACGACCCAGACAATGTGGAAACACAACTAGGTCAGTTCGTTCAGTTGATGCAACTTGACCGCAATGGTCGTATTGACGTTGATGCGTTGCTTGAAATTAGCGGCGCAGCCATTAATCCTGTCATTGCAGACGCCATCCTGCGCCCACGCGAGCAAGCTCAAGAGCAAGTGGTAAAGATGGTTACGGACGACTTGTCCAAGATTTATGCTGGCATTGAAGTGGGTGCCCGCCCTAATGGTGCCCAAGTTGCTATGCAAGTCTTGCAGCAATATCAACAGCAACCTGACGTTATGCAGCGTTTACAACAGGATAAGGCTTTTGCGGCCCGCTTCCAGAAGTATGCCCAGCAATACCAGTTCCAAATGCAGCAAGCTCAGAACGCCGAGATTGGCCGTATTGGTACGGCTCCTGCCGAGATGGGTGGTATGTCAACTCAAGGTATGCAACAAGCCCCAATGGGTATGGCTCCCGGCTCACAACAACAGTAATTCATGGACATCAAGAAACTAGAACAGCTCTCGCACAACGAAACATTTGTTGATTTCCTTGAGGAGATTCACGGCACCCGTGAGTCCCTCATCCAGCAATTGCATGATGTAAGTGCTGATCGTATTCAGCAAATTAGTGGGCGCATTCTGCAATGCGACGAAATCCTTGTAGCTGGTGGGTTCAATCAAATCCAGCTTAGAAACATGGGGCGATAGTGGAGCCCCCGATAGGGATTGAACCTACGACAGCCAGTTTACAAAACTGGTGCTCTACCACTGAGCTACAAGGGCACTAAGACATTTTTGCGTTAGGTCATAAAATAGCAAGAAAATTCTTTGCTATGATGGCCCTACGCAATCGCTGTGGCGTAAAGTCAGCGGAAAACAATAATATGTCTAATGTCGCACCGTCCGCCGCTGGGGACGCTAAAACCACAGTGAACAATGCAGAGTCTAATATTACGGCGAGTCAGTATGCTATTCGTCGTTTGGGTGAGCTTAAAGCCAAGCCTGTTGCTCCTGTAACACAGAAGCAAGAGATTGACGAAGAGCCCACACCTAAGGCCGAGCCAGAGGATAAGGAAGATTCGGAATCGCCAGACCCACAGGAAGGTGGCGAACCTCAGAATACAACTGATGCCAAAGGCAAGGAAGTTCTTTCACAACTTGACCTAACGGAATTGTCAGATGATGACATTGCCGAGCTTGCTCAAAAGGGCAAATCTGGTCTGCTTAAGCGCATTGCTGAACTTACAGCCAAACGAAAAATGGCTGAGGAACGCATGGCGCAAATGGAGTCTTACATCCAGCAGCAGAACAGTAAAACCGCCCTTGAGCCAAAGGTAGAGAACAATCCCTATGAACACATCAAGACCGCTGACGAACTTGGAAAACAATCCGAGCAAGTTAACGAAGTGATTGAGTGGGCTGAGGATATTCTCGACAAAGCTGAGACTCTTGGATATGAGGATGTTGCCGCCACAGTGGATGGCAAGGAACTCACCAAGGCTGAGGTAAAAGATCATTTACGTCGCGCCCGCAAAGCGCGAGATAAGTATCTTCCCGCCCAGCAAAAAGAGTTAAATGCTAAGGAACAGCGCAAGTCGCTACGTTCCGCCTTTCAAAACCAAGCTACAAAAGAGTTAGATTGGATGTCTTCGCAAGAGGACAACGACGTTCGTCGCCAATACCAAGCAATGATGTCAGACCCACGCCTCAAAAATATTGAGGATGTGATGCCTGAGATTGCTCCACAACTCCCATACCTGTTGGCCCATGCTGCTAACTCGTTGTATGGCCGCAAGCTCATCAATCTCGATAAGCCCGGTCACAAGGTCAATCCGCCCGGTAGTCCTGAACTGTATGCCGCTTCTAATGAGCGTCCTGCGGCTAAGGGTGAAAAGGCTGTGAAAGATGCCAGAACGCGCCTTATGGACTCAGGAAGCATCGGCGACTATATTGCCTTCCGCACCCTTCAAAAAACCAAACGTAAGTAAACTTTTAATACCATGTCTTTTTCAGGCACATTTGATACAACCAATCCGGGCTCCGCTGTTTCTAACCGCGAAGACCTCACAGACGTCTTGACGATCCTCGCTCCAGAGGAAACACCTGTCCTTTCGTCCGCCGCCAAATCCAAAGCTTCCGCCACCTACGTTGAGTGGACTGTTGACAGCCTTTCTACGCCCTCCACAGCGGGCGTTTCTGAAGGTGCTGACGTCACTTCCTTCACCGACAAATTCTCTAACCGCGCTCGCCTCGGTAACTATATCCAGAAGTTCCGCCGCGATTACATGGTTAGCGATTTGCAGAACGCTGTTGACAGCGTTGGCCCAGCGAAAATTGCCCAAGCCGAAGCGAAAGCTGTCCGCGAAATCAAGCGCGACATCGAAGCTACCCTCTGCTCCAATAACGACCGTACTGCTGAAGACGGCGCTGGTACGCCTTATGGCCTTCGTGGTCTTGGCGACTGGATTGATAGCGCGGGCCCATCGGACGTTCCTGCTACCTATCGCACCCCTGCTGGTTCGATTCAAAGCTCCGGTACGTTCACGGAAACCGTGTTCAACAATCTCATCACCAGCATCTTCCGCGTTACTGGCATGAGCAATGGTTTGACGCTTGTTGCTGACACTGCGCTCCGCCGCATCATCAGCGACTTTGCTCGTACCTCCGGTAGCACTGACTACTCGGTTCGTAAAGTGTCGTACAACGGTGGCGAAGCCTCCATCAAGCTCTCGGTTGAGCTTTATGAAAGCGACCACGGCATCGTGTCGATTGTCAACATGAACCCTGACTGTGCTCCAGATACAACCAACAAAGACACTGGCTACTTGGTTAACCCTGAGTACTACGGTGTTGCTGAGTTGATTCCAACGGGTTCGACCCGTCTGCCCAACATGGGTGGTGGCGAACGTGGCTATGTTGATTGCTCCCTCACCCTTATCGTGAAACACCCCGGTGCCCACGGCAAGATCACATCCCTCGTCTAACCTTAACTAAGGAATCACTACTATGCCTAAACTCACAATCAACGAAGCCGCCTACGGCTTCACCGACATCGTTATCCTCGACTACGTTGACCTCATTGCTCTCGGCACTGGCAATACAAAAGCCATTGCTCAGATTCCTGCGGGCGGCGCAGTGGAACTCGTTGGCGTTCACAAAGCAACTGCTGCCGCTGGTAGCACAAGCACCGTGTTCGACATCGGCACCACACAAGCCACCCCAACAGAGTTCATCTCTTCGTTGGATGCTGACGGTATGACTGTTCCCGTGTACAACACAGGTACAACATTCGTGCAATCGGCTGGTAACACCACTATCAAAGGTGGCGCTCTTCCAGTTAAAGCTGTTGCTGCTGATACAACTGTTTACATCAAGCTCACTGATGCCGCTGTTGCAAGCCTCACGGCTGGTAAATGGGTTATCGGTCTGCGTATCATGAACCTCGCTAAGTTTGCTTAAGCTAGGCTGAGTTCGTGTTAAAATTGGCCACCTCTTAATTGGGGTGGCCTTTTTGTTTTGCATGAACATCATCCACAAACCACACACCTACTCCAAAAACGAAATTGACGGCGAACTGCTCAATCTTGTTAAAGAAAGTTTAGCCGAAGAAAAGGCTACGGAGTTTGAGCGCACTAATGTTGCTCGCGCCCAAGCCTCTGCGATGAAGAATCACAAGAGCATTCCCGGCTTAGGCAAGTGCATAGGGGTTATGCCCGGACGTGAGTATTTCCGTCTGGTAAAGAAGTATGGCTACGAAACGGTGCATAGCAAAGAATTTATGCGCTACTTCAACAAGAAAATGCCAGAACTTTCTCCTAATAAGGTATAATGCAAAACAAATCATACTCCGATCTTATTGCTCTGGTTCAAGCCCTATCGGGTGTTGATGCGTTCACTACGCTTGAACAGTCTAAGATGTTGGCAATGGCCAATCGTCGTCTGTACGAAGCCTACGACTTTAGCCCTACATGGCCCCGTTACATCGTAGGGGCGCAGGTTAGGCCAGCGGTTGATAATGTCATTAGCCGCGAGTATGACAATGTTGCGGGCGTTCGCGCCTCTTCGTCTGCTAAACGTAGCACCACAACGGTCACGATTGTTTGCACGGCAGCAGTGACTTTTGTTAGTGGGATGAGTGTAACTATCAGTGGTCTCACTGGCACGGTTACGCCTAATGGCACATTCACGGTTACGGGCATTGATACGACCACCATTGAGAACGATACGTTCACTTACAGCCTAACTTCCGGTACTGGCACAGAAACTTACACGGGCACCGCCACCGTGTCTCCCGTTGCCATTGATGACATCTCTGATTTCAATCGCATCTGGAACGCCAATCCGTTTAGCACAAACGGTTTTTGCGAATATGAGTTCTTTGTTGATAGCAATGGTGCTAC